CTGTGCACCTGTATTCTTAACGGATGAATTCCTGTAAATTCCGAAACCGCTAAACGCTGATTTAACGTTTATGTGTTGTTTAATGCCTGAAAATATAGGTACTACTTTATACCACGGTGTTATTGCACCATGATCATATGGTACTTTTGTTTTTTTTATTTTTGACATTCCGAATATGGCATCTACTTTTTTATTATTTTCCATGTATGTAAACATGTTTACGAGACCATTATAATCGAAACTTACAAAATCTAAATCGAGCATGCATATGTAATCGTACTCGATACCCGAATTCATAACAGCATCTAGACCCTGTTGACGAATGTATGCAAGTCTTCTAAGACGTTTTGGACACGTAAGTTTTTCATTTTTTTTACATAATTCAACTGCGTCCGTGTTATCCAAATCTAGGGTAATAACTTTTTTAAGGTTCGCTTTTCTTAGTATATTTTTGGTATTATCTGTACTATTATTTTCAACGGTGTATATATCCTGGTTAAATTTATATATCGTATTTAAATTTCTTTCTAAGTATTCTTCGCCGTCCTTAACTATGAATATAAATGCAATCTTCATATAATTAATGTTTAGATTAAAATAAATTAAAGAAAGTTCGAGTATATAGATAAAATAGAATGCCAGAAACACTTCAAATTAAACGATTAACACTAGATGCAACTTTACCGACACGCGCGTCTCCGGGATCAGTTGGATACGATTTATACAGTTTAAACGATTTGACTATTCAACCAAATTCTAGAGACATTGTGAGTACGGGTGTGTGTGCGACTATTCCATTGGGATGTTATGGACGCATAGCACCGAGATCAGGGTTAACGGTAAAATACGGAATTCATGTTGGTGCGGGTGTGATTGACCCTGATTATACAGGTGAACTTAAGGTCTGCTTATTTAATCTCGGATCAGTTCCGTTCGAAATTAAACAAGGGGAAAGAATTGCTCAGTTGATTTTAGAGAAGTGTTCGACACCTCTTATACAGGAAGTAAACGAGTTACAAAAAACTATGCGTGCTAATAGAGGTTTTGGGTCTACGGGGGCGTTATAATTAATTATTAGTTACCGAATGCGACACCACCCATACCATTCTTAATCCTGAGAATGTTATAGTTGACACCGTATGCGCGAACAGCACCTACAGCACCTGAACTAGCGTTTGCGGTACCTTTTAAAGCTAATTTAGCGGAATCTATACGCGAAAAGTTCAAAGAACCCGTTGGTTGTGATTTATTCATCGTAAGGCAGAATGGCCACGTGGCTACTGGTTCAAGGTCTAGAGATTCTGAAAGAACGGAACAGTGTCTACCTGGAACAACATTTGTGTGATATTCACTTGTCATATCTTCGAAAAGTGGTGTACCGTTTATATACATGGTACCTTCGGTAAATGACCAAGTATTAGTTTGTGTAGATGCAGCGATATGAACGGCCTTAACTGGGTGGTTAAAGTACGAAAGATCGACCGATGTATCAGCTTTGTTCATTGGTTGGTACTGAACTTGTGTTATGAGGAGTTCATGTTCGCTATTCGCGAAGAATTCACGCTCGGTTGTGTCCAAATATATGTACGAGGCATACGCTTTTGGTGATATCGCACCGAGAGCACTATCTCCACCAGTTCTACACTTGATTCTAATTTCAACTTCGTGGTATTGAAGCGCGACGAGTGGTAAGGATTTGGTCCAGTCTTCACTGAAAAAGAATGGTATGACGTAACTTCCTTTACTAGCATTTGCTTGCTGATCTCTTGTGGTCATAGCAGTGGTAGCCTTTGCCTGAGATTCGTTATAGAGAACGTTATGAACACCCGCAACATAGAGAGCATCCAATTTACACACTTCTTGACCACCTATCCAAAGAGAAAATTCGGTTGGGTTTGATTGAGAATTAAATAAACTTGTTGTTGGGTTGTCTAGATGTTTGGTGTTAATATTAGTACCTTCGAGCCAAACATAGCTTAAAAGATCACCCTTTGACTGGATTGGAATTTTGATTTCGGCACCTTCCGTAAATGAACCGATATAATCGAGACGTTCTGGTTTTATCGCGAAGTTGGTATGACGTTTATAGTTTTGTCTAAAAAATGAGACTTGTGGGTCGCCTGTGATGTACACATCTTGTGCACCTACTGATACTAGATCGATCAAAGCAGCTGACATATTTTACTAATATAGTATATTAAAAAAATCGAGCGATAACGTAATAAGAAAAATGGTCGTCTTTCAGGCACTTACCTGGGAAACCGAAGACAAAGATGATCAACATTTAGTACATATATTTGGTAAGACACAGAGTGGAAAATCTATATGTCTTACTACACACTTTGCTCCTTATTTTTTTATTAAATTACCTACTGATGGTTACGATAGACGTGCTGAGATATATTACGATAGTATAAGACAGGTTTGTCCTGGTTTAAAAATGAGTTACGATATACAATCTTCTATGGATGTTTGGGGATTTCAGAATAGTAAAAAATTTTATTTTATGAAACTTAATTTTGATACACTCGCGAATCGTCGTAAGGTTGGGTACACGCTGAAAAGACATTTGAAAATTTATGAATGGGTGTTTGATATCGTAAACGACGAAGAACTCCGACGATGGAAATTTACTGGCGAAGAGGTAAAATTGAAACTTTATGAGTCTAATTTGGATCCGGTACTTAGATTAATGCATATAACTGGTATTCAGTCAACTGGGTGGTTAGATTCTGGGAGTGATTGTACTGATACAAATTACGCAAATACTGACATTGATATAACATGTAGTAATTGGAAAAAATTAAAACCGATCGATAAACCTGAAACTGCGCCTTTTGTAGTCGCATCCCTTGATATTGAATGTAATAGTTCGACTGGTAAATTTCCGGATGCTGAAATATTAGGCGATTGTTGTTTTCAAATTGCAGTTTCCCTGTGTTATTTTGGTACAGACGTTCCTTATAATAAAACCTGTTTTTGTTATAAACAAACGGATAGTGAGCTTGAAGGATGTACTATTCTAAGTTACGATTCTGAACGTAAGATGTTAGAAGCGTTTAGTGAATATATGGTAAAAATGGATATAGATATAATAACTGGTTGGAACATATTCGGTTTTGATATGAATTATATAATGACACGAGCTAATATGGTTAGGTGTTCGTCTAAATTTTATGAAATGAGTAAACTTAAGGGTCATACGTGTGAGATGAAAGTAAAAAAACTGTCTTCGAGTGCACTTGGTGATAATGAACTTAAATTATTACCTATACCAGGTCGTTTCATTTTTGATATGTTTCACGAGGTTAAAAAAGGGTATAAACTCGATTCGTATAAACTCGATAACGTTTCTAAATTATATTTGGGTGATCAAAAGATTGATATGCCTATCAAAGAAATGTTTGCTCGTTTCAGAGAGGGAGATCCGGTAAAACTACGCGAGGTTGCGGAATATTGTATAAAAGATACTTTACTTCCGCACAAATTACTTTCTAAATTATGTACACTTATAAATCTTCTCGAGATGGCAAAAGCGACATGGGTTCCGTTATGTTATTTAGTCGAGAGAGGACAACAGATTAAAGTGTTTAGTCAGTTAACTAAAAAAGCGAGAGAAATGGGGTACATTGTTCCTACTATTGAGTGGGGACAGGGTCTCGTGGATGGATACGAAGGTGCGACTGTACTGGAGGCGCAAAAGGGTGCGTATTACACACCGATAACCGCCCTTGATTTTGAAGCCTTGTACCCGTCTATAATGGTGGGACACAATTTGTGTTATTCTACCTTGATAATGGACCCTGTGTACGAAAACAAAAATTTATACCCCGATTTAGAGATCGAAACATTTGGAAATTATAAATTCGTACAAAATGTACCGAGTCTTATACCAAATATATTAACAGAACTTAAACAGTTTAGAAAACAGGCAAAAAAAGATATGGCTAATTCGACGGGATCTTTAAAAGAGATGTATAACGGTAAACAATTGGCGTATAAGATTTCAATGAATTCTGTATACGGTTTTACCGGTGCGTCTAAAGGTATTTTACCATGTGTACCTATAGCGTCTTCGACAACAATGAAAGGACGTATGATGATTGAAGATACAAAGAATTACGTCGAGAAACATTACCCGGGTGCAAAGGTAAGGTACGGTGATACTGATTCTGTTATGGTTGAATTTGACGTCGGTGAACGTAAAGGTGAGGAGGCTATTAAATATAGTTGGGAACTTGGTGAACGCGCGGCAGAAGAGTGTACGAAACTTTTTAAGAAACCAAACAATCTAGAACTTGAAAAGGTGTATTATCCATATTTTTTGTATTCAAAGAAAAGGTATGCGGCAAAATTATGGACGCAGGGTAAAGATGGTAAAATGAATATGGATTGTATAGATGTGAAAGGCCTTCAACTTGTTCGGCGTGATAATACTCCTTATATGCGTGAAGTTTCCAAAGAGTTACTCGATGTTATATTAGAAAGTAACAATACGAGTAGACCTAAAGCGTTAGCTTTACAACGGGCTATCGAGTTATTAGAAGGTGACGTACCTAACGAAAAGCTTATAATTTCTCAACAATTGGGTGATTCGTATAAGTCTGATAATCTACCACACGTACAGGTTCGCAATAAGATGCGTGATAGACAACCTGGTTCTGAACCACAATCTGGTGATAGAGTTCCTTATATTTTATGTAAAACTTGGGATCCTAGAGCAAAAGCTTACGAGAAGGCTGAAGATCCGAAATACGCGGTCGATAATAAAATGGATATAGATTACTCTTATTATTTTCTTAATAAATTTATCAACCCTATATGTGATCTTATAGAACCATTATTTGACAACCCTAAGGAAGAAATATTCGGGGAACTCATAACACGTTCTAAACCCGAAAAACGAAGTAAATTGTGTGATTACGATCCTAAACAGCAACGTATATCAGACATTTTTAAACTTAAAAAATAAAGTACAATGTATTATAAGAATATGGATATCACAACTTTTTCACAAACGATCGAGGTTTTTGAAAAAAATATCAAAAATCTAATAAAATACGAGCTCATTCATATGTATCATAAAATTTCTGAAAAATATAAAATACCGTTTGACGATCTTATTAAAAAATGTGAATATGTTTATAAAGACGAATATGTGTCATTTCCAAAAATGTTAGATATAAGAGAAACTGCACG